GACAAACGCGCTCGTAAACGCTTAATGTAGCCGGAGAGATGATCTCGCCTAACGGACCGATACGCGGGCAAGTTCTCATCCGAATACGTGAGTGTAGTCCAGCACGCTTTCTCATGATTCGCCAACTCCAAACGATTACGGATAGCCCACGACCTAGCTCGGTCCATACGGCAACCAAGACAGCCACCACACGGCATATCCATCGCTTCGCGATCATCAGACTCTGGCCTCCTCAGCGTTACTTTGCCGTCATGTCGCCACATCCGAAACGGATGATGGCACGACACGCTTACAGCCTCCAACCGCCTCGCAGCGGATTCCGAAGGTTGAGAGCCATCGTCTTACCAGCCCGACCCTTGAAACGGCGGGCCGACTTCCCTTTCTGCATACCCATGCGACGCATTCCTGCCTCCGTGTGTGTGAAAAGCTGTCAGTTAGCACGTATTTATCAAGTATAGTATACGTGCTAACCTAACGCGCCAGCCTCCGGCTGGCTTGTTGACGGGCTGGAGGTGCCTGAGGGTACCTCAGGTACCTCCATACCCGTTATAACCTCTCCTGAAGCAAATGCGGCCAAAAAAGCGCCCAAATCTGGGTACGCTTCGCGAACCGATGGCGGCGCTGCCTCATACCACATCTGAAACACCGACCTTGACTGCATCTGCGCAGTCAAGTCGTCGTCGAAATTATGTTCGCCATATTGCACTGGGCGAACCATATAACCATGCTGACGCAAAATGTGATTTACATCACACTCCTCCTTAAACTCCTGCCGCGTCATATCCTCACTATCATCAAAACTAATACCAATATCCAAAGACTTCGCGGCAATCTCACGAACTTCATCCATAGAAAAAGCCATTATTTAAACATCCTCAAAATAGGGATAACCATCTTCAAGATCTTATCAATATTACCCTTATCTGTCTGCATCTGCTCCAAAAACTTACGATCAAAATCCTGAACAGCCGCACTCGTGCGAGCTGCATTCGCTTGCGCCGCAAGCGCAGAATTACTCGCACGAATAGAATCAGGAGCCATACTCGTCGCTTCAAACTGCGACGCAATACTCCGAGCCAACGGAGAATCTAAATTAACGTTCTGACCACTCGCAATCGCATTCCAAACGCGTTGCTCCATACTGCGCTTCTGCGCATCAAAACCAGCAACCTCAGCTTCGGCCTTAGACTTAATACCCTGCTGAGTTGCTATATCCAACTGCTTACGCACCAACTCCAACTGCTGCCTATTCATAGCAGCCTGTTGCGCGGACGACACAGCACCGCCCAACTCATTCCCCAATTGCGCCTGAACTCCCCCAGGGGAGCTGGCGCTACTTCCATACGCTAACGCTGGATTCAAACCAGCTGCTTCCAAATCCATACGCGACCGCTGGAAAGCGGTCGACGACATACGCTCGGAAAACGCCTCCGCTCGCCTCGCTTCCGCCCTCTGCGCTTGGTTCTGCTGCCGCCGCCCTAAAATATCTAGAGCGGCGGGAGCAAGCTTACCAACCGCTTTACCTATCGTAGATAGGATCGCGGGAAAAGCCATTAAAACCGCCCAAGCGTCACAGGCGTACCAAACATCGGCAACGGACGAACCGCTTCGCGCTGAATAAGAATATCCGCAAGATATTCGATAGACTCCTCAGCAGCAGTCGCTCCGGCAGCCAGAACTCGCGCCATTGGCGGCGAGTCCTCGATAAACGTCTGACCGAGTACCGGAGCCGACGTAAAATTCTGCCCAAGATGCCAAGCACTAAGAGTCCCACCAACGTTCGTCCTAAAACGCCCAGTGATCTCCGAATACCGAGTCCGATATTCGTGCCACCGCTCTTGATACCCAAACACCACGTCATCGCTGGTCGGATTACCAGTCGCAAATATCTCCTTACGAAGAATCGACTGCTCACCAAGACCAGCCAGTGACGGCCAATAGAAATCGTACCGCGTGCTCCGACTAAAGGTACGCGGCACGCCCTGTCCATACGACAACTCACTGCGCACAGAAATCAAACCAATAATAAACCCATGCTCAGTAGACGCATAACTAGCGTTATGCTTTCCAACACTTGTCGCTGCTGCTCCAAGAACACCAACAGTTCCTGCACCGCCAGTAGTCTGCGCAACTGGCGTGATATTAAGCGACGACGAACCGCCGCCAATATACTCCGGTCGCTGCTGACGAGCATCGGGAGACACAACACCAAAATGCGACCTAACGATTTCGGTATAACGAGTACCCCCGCGAGCATCTCGCTCGAGCAACTGCTGCACAAGAAACGCCTGCCGGAACGAATTAACGGACGCCTCAGCATAAACCTGCGGATATCCCGCAGCCGTCGCCTTCATCCAATACGACGTCACCAACGAATTATACGCATTCGAATAACTCGTATTATTAGGTTGACTAAACGTATCTACGACGGACGCAATAGGACCAGCACCGTAATTCAAATCCGCCGACGCAATACCAAGTCCAGACACCGCCGACTGAATCGACGGCGCTGTAAACTTCTGGGGCCACGGTAGAGCACTCGTGAAATAATCCTGTGACTTCGCACGACGACGAACCGGATAATTACCAAACGCACCGACCGAACCATCACCAGTAGTCGTAAACGCCGAATTAATCAAATTCTCGTCACGAAACCACTCATTATAAATCAAATTATACGCCCGAAACGGCAGCGCATTAACGGCTAGCGCCGCAGTCAAACCACTAATAGGAATGCCAAAATAATCCGCCAAGCAAGCAACACCATCGTTACCAACACTTACCACTGGAATAGTAAAATTAATAGAGGAATTGGGATCCGCTTGCTCCCCCATAAACTTTTTCCAATTAGCCCAAACCAGTCGATTCGGGACAAAGAAAAAATGCGTATCAATCCGCTGATTATCCATCATCGGAAAATACGGCGTAGCCATACGCACATATGCCGTACAATCATACTTCAAATGATCGCCCGGCAAAACTTCATCAACCAGAAACGGAATAAGCAAACCAGCATTAAAAGTCGTCTTACGAGTAAACGACCCGAGAAACTTCGACCGCGGCACATCAGGCCGCTGAATCATCGCGCTATCTTGCTGACTCGCAAGCTTACGCGCCGGAAGCTGGTACCCAGCCATTAGCCAATAGCCTCATCAAGTTTGGCAGCTTCGGCAGCATCCTTGGCCTGCTTCCACTGCGTTCCAGTAAAAATCACCGACGGACAACCATCCGTAGTAACACTGCCGTCATCGTGAATAACACCACAAGCAACCAGCTCATAATCATCTGGATGATTCGCCGGATAAGATTTCGCATCGCTCAAAACATCATGAAAAAAACGAATGGCAGCAGCGTCGGCTTTAAATAGCCACACCTGCTGTCCAATGCTCTCCGCAACCTTATCGCGAATCCCATAAATCATCATCCGTACGTTCTCCTTGCTGATTGAAGTGAAAGCCGCGCCTTAGCAATCGCTTCGGTCGCGTCCAACTCGTCACGCGTTACGACCTTTCGGTGCTTCCAACGCTCAAACTGCACTTCCTCTACCAGCTGCGGGTCTGCGTCCTTCTTAAAAGCCTCATGCAAATACCTCGGCACTGGATACTTCGTCCCATCCATCACCGCATACCGAGCCCAACTCTGGTAATGCTTACGCGCCTCTCCGCCAATGCCAGGACGCCTAGACATCAACAAAAACGGCGCTTCTCTACCATACAACTCACCGGTACTTCTGTCAAGCACCTCACAAAATTCACCGTGCCACCCCTCTTTCTTCGCACAATAACCCGCCACATACTTGATGGCGGCAGGGGTCAACGCATGTACTCCAACATGCCCAAACGACCAAGCCTTACGGATCGAGGATTCACTACCGTCGATGCCGTATAAAATCGCGTGGTAGTGAGGTCTCCCACCACGCTCGCCATACTCTCCGCAACCAAAAAATCGGATTTTTTCAGCTGACAAACGCGCTCGTAAACGCTTAATGTAGCCGGAGAGATGATCTCGCCTAACGGACCGAT